TAAGAGATAACCCATACTCGATTATTCTAAAATCAAGACAGTTAGGTATCTCAACTTTGTCTGCAGGTTATTCTTTGTGGTTAATGTTATTCCATAAAGATAAAAACGTACTTTGTATTGCGACAAAGCAAGAAACAGCCCGTAACATGGTTACGAAGGTAAAATTTATGTACGACAATTTACCTTCATGGCTCAAAATTGATGCAGATGAAAATAATAAACTTTCACTGCGATTAAGTAACGGTTCCCAAATTAAAGCAACCTCAGCAAGTAGTGATGCTGGTCGATCAGAAGCCGTTTCTTTGTTACTAGTGGATGAGGCCGCGTTCATTGAGAATATTGGTGAGATTTGGGCCTCAGCACAACAAACCCTAGCAACTGGTGGTGGTGCGATTGTATTATCTACTCCTTATGGTACTGGTAACTGGTTCCACAAAACATGGGTCTCAGCTGAAAATAATGAAAATGATTTTATTCCAATAAAATTACCTTGGTATGTTCATCCTGAACGAGATGTCTTTTGGAGAAAACGTCAAGATGAATTGCTAGGTGATCCTAGATTAGCAGCACAAGAATGTGACTGTGATTTTAGCACCTCAGGTGATATTGTATTTTATTCTGAATGGATTGATTTTATCAAAGAAACTACTATTCAAGATCCAATTGAGCGTAGAGGTGTAGACCAAAATTTATGGATTTGGGAAGTAGCAGATTATTCTAGAGAATATATGGTAATTGCTGACGTTGCTAGAGGTGATGGTAAAGATTTCTCGGCATGTCACGTAGTTGATATTGCAACTAATACACAAGTTGCTGAATATAGAGGTCAATTACCACCTAAAGAATTTGGATATTTTCTTACAGGTTTGGCTACAGAATATAATAATGCAATGTTAGTAGTAGAAAATGCTAATATTGGTTGGGCAACATTAGATGCAATTATTGAAAGAGGATATCGCAATTTATACCATTCACCAAAATCTGACCAATTAACAGCAGATTCATATTTACGCGTATACGAAGGTAACAGCGAAATGGTCCCTGGATTTACAATGTCAATGCGTACTAGACCATTATGTATCAATAAATTCCGTGAATTCGTTGGCGATAGGTCAGTAACAATTCGTTCAAAACGTTTGTTAGAGGAAATGAAAGTATTTATTTGGAAAAATGGAAGACCAGAAGCTCAAACAGGTTACAACGATGACTTGGTTATGTCATTTGGGATTGGTATGTTCCTACGAGATACGTCGCTCAAGTTTCAACAGCAAAGTTTAGACTCTGCTCGCGCAGCGTTGGGTGCAGTTAAATCAAATAAAACTAGCTATACAGGGGTTTACTCTCAAAATAGCGTTAAAAACCCTTATAATATGGATGTGGGGGGTAAAAACGAGAGCATAAAATGGCTATTGTAACATATTTATAATAAAACTAAAAAATGGCAGATAAAGGCTTATTTTCACGATTACAGAGATTATTCTCAACAGATGTGGTTATCCGCAATGCTGGGGGTAATCAACTTAAAGTCTTTGATGTAAATAGTATCCAAAGAACAGGAGATTTACAAACAAATGCGTTGGTAGATAGATTCAATAGAATTTACACTAACTCAGGCACTTCTTTATACGGTCAACAAACTAATTTCAATTACCAATACTTAAGACCTTCTTTATACTCAGATTACGATGCGATGGATACAGATGCTATTATTGCATCTGCTCTTGATATTATTGCTGATGAGTCTACCTTAAAAAATGATATGGGTGAAGTATTATCTATTCGCTCATCAGATGAAGATATTCAAAAGATTCTATATAACTTATTTTACGATGTATTAAATATTGAATTTAACCTTTGGCCTTGGATTCGTAATATGTGTAAGTATGGTGATTTCTTCTTGAAATTAGAAATTGCTGAAAAATTTGGAGTTTATAACGTAATCCCTTACACTGCTTTTCATATCGAAAGATTAGAAGGTGAAGATAAAGAAAACCCAACCGAAATAAAATTTCGATTTGATCCAGAAGGAGTTTCTGCTTCGGATTATGGGTACTATAATGTTCCTAACCAAGTAGATGGTAGAAGCATTATTTTTGATAATTATGAAATGGCTCACTTTCGTTTATTAACGGATATGAATTTCTTACCTTATGGTAGAAGTTACATTGAACCAGCTCGTAAATTATTTAAACAATATACGTTGATGGAAGATGCAATGTTAATTCATAGAATTGTACGTGCACCTGAAAGACGTATTTTCTATATGAATGTTGGTTCTATTCCTCCTAATGAAATTGATGCATTTATGGAAAAAACAGTTTCTAAAATGAAACGTACTCCATATGTTGATCAAACATCAGGTGAATATAACTTAAAATACAACATGCAAAACTTACTTGAGGATTTCTATATCCCAGTAAGAGGTAATGATACAGCAACTAAAATTGATACCGCAAATGGTTTACAGTGGGATGGTATTGAAGACGTTACTTATCTAAGAGATAAATTATTTGCAGCCCTTAAAGTGCCTAAAGCATTTATGGGTTACGATGAAAACACAGATGGTAAAGCTACATTAGCTGCCCAAGATATTCGTTTTGCTCGTACAATTGAGCGTATTCAACGTATTATCACATCTGAATTATATAAAATTGCTTTGGTTCACTTGTATACCCAAGGGTATAGAGACGAACAATTAGCTAATTTTGAATTATCAATGACAACTCCTTCAATCATTTATGATCAGGAAAGAGTAGCATTGATGAAAGAAAAAATGGATCTAGCTCAACAAATGATGGACACACAATTGTTCCCATCAGATTGGATCTACGATAATATCTTCCACTTGAGCGAAGATCAATACGATGAATATAGAGATTTAATCCGTGCTGATATTAAACGTAAATTCCGTTTAACTCAAATCGAAAGCGAAGGTAATGATCCTGTAGAAACAGGTAAATCATATGGTACGCCTCATGATTTAGCTTCATTGTATGGTCAAGGTAGAATGATGTCTGATCCTGCTAACGTACCTGCAGGTTATGATGAAGACGAAGATAAAGATTTAGGTCGCCCAAAAGAAAAAGCATCTAAGAGAAATACTCAAGATGATAACTTTGGTAAGGATAGATTAGGTTCTGCTGGAATGAAAAAAGATTACAACAGTAATGATAAACTTAAGGTTGACTTTAAAGGAGGTTCACCCCTTGCTTTAGAAAATAGTCAATTCCTTAAGCACCAAAGTATGTTAAAAAGTATGAAAGTCGCGAAAAAACAGTTAGTATTTGAGGAAGATAAACGAGGAGACTCACTATTAGATGAATCAAATATTAAAGAGTAGGAATTTTAACATATTTATAAAAAAATAAGTATTGATGTATATAAAACATTCGAAATTCAAAAATACCGGTATTCTATTTGAGGTATTGGTAAAGCGAATTACAGCTGATACATTATCGGGCAGTAACTCCTCTGCCATCAAAATCTTGAAAAAATATTTTGTTAATACCGAATTAGGAAAAGAATATAAACTTTACGAAACAGTATTTAAAGCTAAAAATATTGGTGAGGGTAAAGCTAATACTATCATTAGTACTGTAGTTGAGGCCTCACAAAAGCTTAATAGAACAAAATTACGTAAAGAAAAATATAATTTGATTAAGGAATTAAAAGAGCACTATAATGTAGACGATTTGTTTAGAACAAAACTTTATGATTATAAAGCACAAGCAGCTCTTTATACACTTTTTGAAGTTTACAATACTCAAAAAGCAACCGACCCAAATCAAATTATTGATAATAAAGTAACCCTTTTAGAACACTTAACTCAAGCATCTGTTGAAAGACAAGAAGTAAAAGGAGATGTAATTGAAGAGTTTAAATCATACGATAAAGATCTTAGAACTTTAACTTATCGTATTATGTTGGAGAAATTTAATGACAAATACTCCGATTTAAGTTCAAGACAAAAACACATTCTTAAAGAATTTATTGAATCCGTAGATTCAACTTCTCATTTAAAAGAATTTTACAATTCAGAAGTAAAATACATCCAAGAAAAATTATCTGCTGAAATTAAAAAAACTAATAATGAAGCAGTAAAAATTAAGTTGCAAGAAGTTTCTAAACTTATTGTTGAATTAGATAAAAGATGTACTGTTAAAAGCGATCATTTAGTAGACTTACTACAGTACCATAATCTTTTAGATGAACTTACTGTAGCAAATGGGTAAATTTAAGTATAAATTAAAAGAAGCTGTCTTAAAACCAAAAGACGTAAATCCGGCTTTACTCAAACGTTTAGAAGCCAAGTATGGTCCTATAAAAGACACCGATTTCTTTTCAGATACTTTAGACACCTATTATAAAACTAGTAATGTTGATCCTGAAACTAATTCTGTAACTCATGATATTATTAAATTAGCTTCATTTGGTGATTCATTAAAGAAAATGTCTAGTGCTGTTAAAGCATTAAAACAGTTAATGGGTACTGAGGATGCTAGAAACGATCAAAGTATTAAAGATATAGCTAGTGAATTAAAAGATGTATTTAACAAGTATAGAACTCACCTTCGTAAAAATTACCCAGACCAGTATAACCAGATTAAATCTCAATTAGAAGAAATTTCTACAACAGGGGGTGGAGCAGGAGCAGGGTCATTCTCAACAGGCACAGGTGGTCAATATGCTACTCCATTTGCTTTTAATAAAAATAAAAAAGCTAAAGGTACAGAAAGGGATATTTTAACTAAAAAATACAAATATAAAATGGTAAATGAGGATTTAAGTGAAAAAGCAAAAATATATTTTCTCCAAAAATTGAAGAAAGGAGAAATAGATAAACTTCCTTCTGATCCTGAAGAAGAATATATTACTCAAATGTTAAGGAATCAACTCCTCCAACAAAAAAGAAAACAGGATGCTAAGAAGGTAAATGAAGAATACTGGGATGAGGGCTATAAAGACAAACCTTGGACTTTAAATAATGGAGATGAGTATATAGGCTATTCTGCTTCAAAACAAGTCCATGTTGTAAAACAACAAGGGGGAGATGAAGTAGAATATAATGAAATAGCAATGGCTTCAATTTATGGAGATGATTGGAAAGATGCTTATATAGAAGATAAAAAATCTATAGATGAAGGAATTGGTTCAAACCTTGGACCTGGCCCTAACGCTGGGAATGAAGGGGTTAAAGACAATGCTTATATCAAACAATTTAAGTATAAATTGGTCCCAAACAAAATTAAAAGATCAGGTTTAGAAGTGAAAAATTTATTTGAAGCAGAAAGTTCAGATTCTTACCAAAAAAGAAGAATTGCAGCATTTGATGAAATTGAACAACAGTTAAATGATGTTTATAAAATGTTATCTAATGCTAAAAATGAAACTGTTCAATATTATACAGATAATCCTAGCTCATATGCTGTGGTTAAACCTACAGATTTAGTTAAGGATTACATTAACGATATTAAAGATTTACTTAAATAAGAAGAATAATGGCTATACGATTAAGAGGAACGGGAGCATA